ATCTTTTTCTCTAAATTTAGCATCTTCCACTTCACCAGTTTCAGCATCAACTCTACTATACCAACCGACAGATGGTTTGGTTACAAAGTTTCCATCCATAGCCACTTCTAATAGTCCTGACCATTTCTCTACTCCACCTTCCCAACTTACACTAATTGGTATTTTAGATTTCTCTTTAACATATCTAGACTTCTCAACATTAATAATAAAGTGATAACCTTTAATTTCAGTTCCTTGTTTATCTTGTTGACGACCAATAATCCATATATTATCAGCTGAGTAATAGATACCAGTACCACCTGATACAACTGCTTTAGGAAACATTCCTATTTCCATATATGTATGATTAACAGCAATCATTGGTATGTTCTTCATGTTAAGATAAGGAGTTGTCATTCTAAACAATCCTTTAAGTGCTTTTGCTCTTGACATATCAGCAACTGACTTTTCATTAATAGCATCTTCAAGTTCTTTTTTTGATGCTAAGTTACCAACAGAGTCAATAACAATACAAACCCTATCGTTCCTGTCAATATTTTCTAGTTGTGATATTATATCAAACTTTAGTTCTTCTACATTTGTTACTGGTGTATGTAGAACTCTTGCTGTATCTATACCAAATGTTTCGAAGTATGATTGTGGTGAACCAAACTCTGAATCATAAAATAATAATACTGCATCATCATATTTCTTTAGATAAGCACTAGCCATTATCAAAGCAAATGAAGTTTTAAAATGCTTTGATGGTCCAGCCAAGACTGTAAGTCCTGGAGCCAACCCACCATCAACGGATCCTGATAGTGCTAAATTAATCATTGGTACTTCTGTTTGTACCATATCTTTTTCTGTAAAAAATTTGGAATCAGAAAGAACAGAAGTTTCTTTAATCTTCGTATTCTTTCTCAATTTATCCATAATACTCGAACTGGTATTAAAACCTGTCATTATATACTCCTTATAAAATTCAAGTAATATTATATATTATATTTGTTTGAAAGTAAATAGAAAAGGGGACCGGAGTCCCCTCTTTTTTAAATAATAAAGTATAGAATACTTATTATTGCGATGGTAATACTACCACCATTTAGTTCTTCGTGTCTGCCACTTAATACTTTGATTAAAGCATAAGTAACAAATCCGATTGCGATACCATATGCGATGCTATATGTGAGTGGCATAACTACTGCTGCCAACACTGCAGGTGCATATTCGGTTACATCTTCCCAATTAATATCAACAATATTTCTCATGAAATAAGTTGCGATAAAAATAAGAGCAGGTGCAGTTGCGAAAGCTGGAATGCTTTGTGCAAGTGGTGCTAGGAATAAACACAACAAGAATAATCCGGCGACTGTAACTGCTGTTAAACCAGTTCGTCCACCTTCTTTAACTCCTGCTCCTGATTCGATGTATGAAGTTGTATTAGAAGTACCAGCCAAAGCACCAACTGTTGTTGCTACTGAGTCAGCCAATACTGCTTTTTCAATTCCTTCAACTTCTCCATCTGGATCAACTTTTCCTGTTAGATTAGCAACAGAAGTTAGTGTTCCTGCTGTATCAAAAAAGTCAACGAATAGAAAAGCAAATGCTGTTCCGATAAATCCTGCTGTAAAGAGTAGACTAAAGTCTAAACTAAAAGCATGAGCAGGACTTGGTACAGAACCAACGATTCCTGCTAAATCGGATATTCCAAATATCCATGCGATAATACTAACCGCTAAGATGCCAATGATAATAGCACCTGGAACTTTCTTCTTATCTAAGACTGCCATAATGACAAATCCAAGACCAGTTAATAATACAGGCCAACTTGATATATCACCAAGTCCCACTAGTGTTGCTGGATTATCAACAACAACTCCTGCATTCTGAAGTCCAATGATGGCAAGAAACAGACCGATACCAGCTCCTACACCTAATTTCATACTCCGAGGAATGGAATTAATTATCCATTTTCGAGCAGGTGTTACACTTAGTGCTAAGAACACTAAACCTGCTACAAACACGGCTGCTAGAGCCTGTTGGTAAGTATAACCCATACCAAATACTACACCAAAAGCAAAGAACGCATTGAGTCCCATGCCGGGTGCTAGAGCTACAGGCCAGTTTGCCCATAATCCCATTATCAATGTACCTACAACGGCTGCGATTATCGTTGCTGTAAATACAGCACCAAATTCCATACCAGTTCCTTCTGTTGAAAGGATAGCTGGATTCACCACAGTAATGTAAGCCATTGTTAAAAATGTCGCAAGACCAGCTAGTAATTCTGTTTTCACAGAAGTATCATATTGGTCTAAGCGAAACAGTTTGTTTAACATTAGATTATTACTCCTTTGTTGTTACTACATATTTCTGTAAACATATTCGATTGCCCTGTCTGCTTCAGATTCCATTTGGCGATTAGTATACCATTTTCCAGTATCTGCATCAAACTGTTTACATAAGTCGGCGATCTCCTTTGCTTTAATAGGATATCGCTGTTTGACCGCATTACCAGCAGTTGCTACCATAATTTGATACATCTTACGATACCAACCAGTGGTTGAAATTGACCTGTATTCGTTAGCCAATTTCTGTGGCCAAAAAGGACAATTAAGATAAGATGTCCATATAAATTCAGTATTATCTGATTTATTCTTTCTATATTCGATTATTTCTTTTCGCCATTCTTCTGGCAATCTGTCTAGAAAATTGGAACTACTACCTTTGTTGTCGCTGTATGGGTATTTATTCATTAGATCTTTTGTGTTAATGAATTGTTTACCCTTACTAGAAAATATAAAATTATCTGCGTTTTTATATTTCGCAGGAATATAATACATTCTGGATTTATCTTTGGTTTGCTCATCGCCCATCTCTCCGATAGATTTTTGTAGAGCATGCCAGAATGGATTTATTTGTTCAGTTTCAAGTCTTTTATCAAGAGCAAATACTATACGAAACTTTGGTTGTTCAATAGTTGATGAAGCAGTACTATAACAAATATATCTCCAAGTTGGAAACATATCGGCAAGAGTTTCTTCAAGCGATCCACTAATAGTTACATCATCAACATCGACGGCTGCCCATCCTCCCCAACAAACAACATTATCGTTTTTACGAGTTGAGTCTTCAATGTAAACAGCAGGAGATATAAGATTCGCATCAGTTTTGCTTTCTATTTCTTGTTCAGAAAGTTTATACAAAAGTTCTTCTAACTCATCGAAGGATTTAAAGTCCATTCGACGATGCGTCTTATTATCATATATCCCTTTAAATATAGTTAAACTTAACATAGTCATATATTATATAATAAATTGTTAACAAAGTCAATACAAAAATTTATCAAGATTGTTATTTTTATATGCTTTACTCCAAGATACTTTCACTTTACCATAATTTCTGAAACCACCTTCTGCTCGAGTGCCATCTTGGTTTAAGATAATTTGATAATAATTTGGAAACATTTCTTGTAATCTTTTATGGTCGTTCCAAACTTTATTAAAAGATCCCTTTTCATTTTTCCACTGACTTTGATTAATTTTTCCTTTTAAACTTATATTATCAAAACCAAAAACATTACTTTCTCTACTACCATATCCTCTGGTAAATAAACTCAATAAAAGTAACACATCTGAATTATATCTGATTTCGGTTAAAGGTATGTCATCTAATATTTCAGCGAAAGCTGGTCCATCAAAAAATATTTGACTGAAGACTGGTCTGTTATTTGAATATTCTTTAGTATCTGGAATAATAGGAAATCTACAACCACCACAAAAAGTAATTTCTTTTTCATTTAACCAATCTGAATAAAGATTAAACATTTCAAGCATATCTTCTTCATTACAATTACGACTGCTTTTTTCCATATTTGATGGTAAACCAAATCTTCTTTGATTTCTTCTTTTGAAAAGTAAATCGTCATCTAACAAACAATACTTCAAATTTTTTGCTTCTTCATAAACTATCTTCCTAGTTTTTGCTAAACAATGATAATCTTCTATATTAACTTCTTCAGGTAATATCATATAGTCAACATCATAGTTGTACTGACTTCTTTCCCATTTTTGTACAACCAAAGTCACCTTATCTTTTAAAGACTCTGGTATCTGACTTAATGTAATTTGGTCGTTAACTCTATTGACTGTTGTAATAAAAATTCTATCAATCATATAAAAAAGTCCTCTAGGGTGCTAACAGCTTCAGACTTCCAGCCGATCGCATCCAATATTAGTTGTAATGGCTCAACGAATACTTTATTGTACTGCATGTTATAGTCAATGTATTTGTGTAAGTCGAGTTCTTTTGGTAAAACATTTGGGAATGTAATCACATTTTCTTTGATATGATTAGGCATTTTTAGATAACAGAATTTAATTTTCTCACCATTTTTAATTGTTTCATATTTCTTTTCAAGACCATTCTCTTGTATGTAATGATTATATAGTAGAGCTCCACGAACATGGATTGGAGTTCCCTTATCATAAATTGTATGTTTGTTTTTCCATTTGGTTACATTCTTAATTCCTCGAGGAAAAGACACAGCTTCAGGTGGCAGGCTCATGAATTCATTTTTGAAATCTAAAATAAACTTCTGGACTTCTGACTCTGTTCCGGTCATAAGCAGTTTGAATACTTCTTTAAACTTATCGCGACAGATCTCAGGTGTAGAAGATTTAATTGCTTCAATACCCATCATCTTGAGTTTTGGTTCAGAATACTGTACTCCTTCAGAGTTATGAACATTTAGGATATATCTTTTCTTTGCAGTCCATATACCTTTATCTGCAATTACTTCTCTTGCCATTTCCATACGAGGAAGATATCCATTTGTTACATAATAAAACTCTTCAAATGATTTCTTAAGTACAGGTTCAAAATGCTCTTGGCATATTTTATCTAGGAATTCTACAGGATTTGATGGGTTGAATTTATCAACGAATGGAGCCATATTGATATAAACTGAATCAGTATCGATGGCTATAACATAATCTTCGTCTGTTTTAAGCATTTGATTTATGTTATCATTAATTGATTTCTCAGCCCAACGAATAACAGTTTGACCAGTCAAAGTTACTGACTCAGCCAAAGCATTATCGAAGTATTTGAAATATTTATTAGCCAACGCACCATAAAGAGAGTTAAGAAGAATTTTAATTGTATATTGACTATTGTTTAGTTTACTTGTTTCATATAATAGTTCTTTTTCTTTCGTTCGCTCATACTCAGATTGTAGAGTCAACATTTCTTTTTTGATTTCAGTTCGCTCTTTATAATAATCCATAATAACTTCTGGTATGATACCAAGTTTATCTTTCTTGAATGCTATGCCAGAAGCACAGACAGCATACTTATCGCTAATTGGTTTAGATCTATCAGCATTTAAATATGCTTCAACTCCTTGACGAAATCTAGGCTCATCAACCAAAGTTTCTGCTGATATATTTTGTTGTACAATAATATTAGGATACAGTGAATTCAAGTCAAATGATACGACCCATTTATGTTCACCGACTTGAGGATTCTTAACATAACCACCAGCGATTATTGTAGTTTTACCATTCCCAACACTAGATTTAAAATCTCCTGCTATACCAGAATTATCTGGATTATTTTTAGATGTTTCTGTAGAACCAGATACATTGTATTGTACATTTTTTATCTGACCGACAGGAGATATGATATCTTTACTTAATAGTCTGCGATATATGATCGATTCCCATATAGATGTTGTACCAAACGCATCGTCTATGTTTACACCACCCTTATATGCCATAGTCATAGCCAGTGTAATAAGTTCTAGTCTTTGGTCTAATTTCTCAACCAACTCAACATCTTTAATATTATAATCAATAAATCTTTGATGGTCTTCTTTATATAATGTGTATAAGTTACCATGGTCATCATAAGATAGTTTTCGCTCCTCTAGAACAACATAAGCGACATGGTCGAGACGATAGGATTCAAGTTGACCAAATATACCAGTCCCGAACTTTCTGAATAGATCTAGATAATCAGTTTGTTGTATACCAATTAGTTCGTATGTTTGAACTTCTTTATTCATTATCTTTACTGTTCTTTGTTTGACTATCTTCCATGGTGATAGTTCGTTTACAGCTTTATCGCTTATCTTACTGCGAATACGATTGACCAGATATGGTATATCAAAGAAAGAAGTATTCCATCCTGTTAGTACATCTGGCATATTTTTCTGCCACCAAATAAGGAAGCGACCAATAAGTTCCATCTCGGTAGAACATTTAACATAATTAATGTTTAAATTTAATTCTGATTTACTAGGATCGTAATCGCCCAATCCCCAAGTTTGATACACATCGGACTTACTAGATTTGACAGCGATTGATATAATAGGATAAGCCGCATCCTCTGGTAATGGAAAACCATTATCAGATGCGACCTCGATATCAAAGTTTACTATGTTTATATCTGATTTGTTAAACTCAATATCGTTCGGAAACTTTTGTGTAATGAATTCATGTATGAAGTTGGTAGTACCATATACATCAAAGTCCTCAACTTCTTGATATCTTCTGGAAAAATCACCAGCCGATCGCATATCAGTGAATCTTTTTTTAGTTAAGTTCTGACCAAATATTGATTTGAATTTTGATGGTTCTTTGGTCGGCAGATAGAATGTTGGTGAGAATTTTACTCTGTAATTATCAGGACGACCATAGTTGTATCCCCTGTATAATATCTCATTACCATATCTATTAACTGATGTATAAAATTTCATAATATAATTATATAATGTTTCTTCATAAAAGTAAATAGGTGGAGCAAAAATACTCCACCTTTTTTACGACGACTTCAAGTGATTAAGAAGCTCTACGATTAATAGCGACTAAGATATCACCCACAGAAATGCCTTCAGCTCTTGCGAACTCTCTTGCAGCCTCTGCTTGTTTCTCGATTTTTCTTTTTGCACCGAAGTGAATGCCAAAGAGTCTTTCTCCTACTTTGTTAAGTAGGTATTTTTCAGTTGGACTCATTGAGTAGTTTAGCATTGTTGTCATTTGTGTTTTTCCCCTTAATAGATTGATTAATTGCTATTTTTTGGGGACGCCTCTCTTCGGGTATTATTTTCTCCA